GCTCATCGTCGTCATCATAAGCAACAAACCGATTGCGCCAGTCGCAGAAATATGTTTTAATCATCATCTGTCATCCCATGAAAATCGGTCGTCATTGGCAATGTCGCCACGTACTGCATCATGGATGTCTTCCATGTTGCAGATTAAGTGATACTGTTCGCCAGTTTGCTCCCAGCGCGGCTCTTGAACTTTCCAGCTGCGATCTCTCGCTAGCCATATCCGGTAGATTTCATACTCAGGATCCCAACCTGGGTCGTAAAAGTCCCCCTCATATCCGTCAGAGGTTTTTTCGTATTCAATGTGAACAACCCAATCAGTGTCCATCATGTAAAGGTATGAGGTGCATTCGGTCTTCATGTCGATCTCCATAAAATAAAATGTTAATTAGTCGTTCCAACGAGCGGCAGACAAAACAGTATATCCTGCCTTTTTAGCCATGCTGATTGCTTGGTTAATGTTAAAGGCGGCAACATACAAAAGAGGTTCTGCGCCGCGTGTTATAAGGCGATAGACGCGGGTGGCATTTGGGGCTGATAAATCGTATTTCATTTTCGCATCTCCGTATCAATCTCAAATTCAATAATAAATTTGTAATTGAAGATACTTCAAAGGTCAACCACTATTTTAAACTTTCATAAAAATATTTTAGGGTGGCTTGGAAGGGGATTTGACAATGCCTACAGAATTGCGGAATACTCTTGCGCGTGGGCTGTGTTCTTTTGAGATTAGTATCAATAGAGATCGAGATGAATACGGCAGCCTAAACCCGCAAGAGCCGCAAGAGCCCTGCAAAGAAATCTGCGACCATTGCTGGCACCAGGCAGACCACTTACTTGTCTACATAGAGGAATGGATGAATGACTACAAACAATCAGCTCCAAGCAATCGTCAGCCGGATCGAACATCTCGAAGAAGAAAAGTATAATATTGCCGAGGACATCAAGGAAGTCTACGCCGAGGCAAAGGGGACGGGCTTCGATCCAAAGATCATTAAGAAAATAATCGCCATCAGAAAGCAGGACGCCAGCAAGGTTAAAGAGGAACAGCAGCTCATTGCGACATATATGGACGCGCTTGGTATGTTGGCAGACTTGCCGCTGGGACGGGCTGCCATCAGTTCCATAAGCTCTACAAAAACGGTCGAAGAAAAAGATGTTGACATGGACGACTTTGACTGAGTGAAAATCAAATTAAAGTGTGTTATCATATGTCGGTTATCAACTTGTGGTCTAATACAATGAAAGCTGAGACGTTGCGTTTCTTAGTGATGGCCGCCATATATAGCTTCGCGCTGTTCGGGGCTGCGCTCCTAGTTGGGTGCTCAGTTCCGGCGCGCTACATTGCTGAATGCACGTTCGTTCAACCAGAGAATTGTAATTGAGATGGCCGAGGCAAACGAAAAACGTCCAAGGGGAAGGCCGACAAAGTATCGGCCCGAATATTGTGACGTCATTATCGAGCTCGGCAAAGAGGGTAAAAGTATCGCGCAGATGGCGTCTCACTTCGATGTCGATAAGGCGTCGATCTTTGATTGGGCCGCGGCAAACGCAGATTTCTCCACCGCTCTCGCTCGCGCAAAGGCGCATTCGCAGACTTGGTGGGAGAATCAAGCGCAGAAAAACATGGATAATCGCAACTTTAATGCGCAACTTTGGTTGAAGAGCGTGGCGTCACGTTTCCGCGACGACTACACAGAACAAACTAAAACAGAGATCACTGGTAAAGACGGCGGCGCGATTAAAACAGAATCAGTTGTTGCGTTTGATGGATCGAATCTTGAACCTCAAGAGCGCGACGTGATTAAGCAGGCACTCTTGCTGGCATTGGAAAAGAAATGAATGTGGAGACTGCACAAGAAAATATGCAGCCGACAATTGATGCTATTCAAAATATATTAAACACGTTGCAAGAATTAAATGACGCACATGAAGCGTTGATGGTGCTGTCGTCATGCACGGCGTTTCTTTTATGTAATGCAATCAGTTCAGCTAAAGAAGCTGACAACTCCTACAAAATATTTTGCAATGTAACTGGCCAGGCCGTAGACGCCGCTGAAGCAATGGGCGCCACAATATGGACGCGTGGAACGGTTCATTGATATGGGTAAAATCATTGATATGTTTGGCAAGCGTTTCGACGCGGAGCAGGCATTACTAAACATCAGCTATCTCGAATGCCGTGAAAGTCTAAGCGAGTTCATCAGACAGGCGTGGCACGTGATTGAACCGGGCAGCGACTACACTCACAACTGGCACATAGACTTCATTGCAGAACACCTCCAAGCAATAACAGACGGCGTAGAGCTCGACGACGGGTCTCCATACAATCGCCTCATGGTGGCGGTGCCTCCAGGTTGTATGAAGTCTCTATTGATGAATGTATTCTGGCCGGCGTGGGAAGTCGGGCCAATGAAACTGACGCACATGCGTTATATCTGCGTGTCGCACTCACAAGACCTGGCAATACGCGACGGCCTCAAAATGCGCCGCCTTGTCGAGAGCGAGTGGTATCAACAGCGATTCCCGTGGGTGAAAATCGCTAAAGATCAAAACCAGAAACAGAAGTTTGAGTTTGAGGGCGGCGGGTTCAGACAGTGCTGCGCGGCGAACTCAATCACCGGCGCCCGTGCAGATCGTATCATCGTCGACGACATGATGTCGGTAGCAGACGCCGCCTCAGTTCAGATCAAGCAAGCAACAAACCAACAGTTCTTTGAGGCGATCCCAACCCGTCTCGTTAATCCTAAAAAGTCGTCGATTGTTATAATACAACAACGACTGGCAGAGGACGACATCATTGGCTCAGTGCTCGACAGAGAACTGCCATACGACTTTATATGTCTGCCAATGCGATACGACCCGTCTCGATCTACGCCGACATTGCTCGGCCTTGAAGACCCACGCGGCGAAGAGGGCGAGCTCTTATTTCCTGATAGATTTCCAGAAGAGGTCGTTGAGCGCGACGAAGAGATCATGGGGAAGTGGGCCGCCGCGGCACAGTTCCAACAGATGCCAATCCCTCGTGGCGGCGGCGTCATCCAGGCCGACTGGTGGCAAGTGTGGGACGCGCCAACATATCCCCAGTTTGATTACATCATTGCCTCAGTCGACGGCGCCTTCACAACCAAATCAGAGAATGACCCAAGCGCCATGACGGTCTGGGGCGTGTGGGCCGGAGGCGATCAGACCGCGCAGCCGACGCGCAGTATCGGCGCGGACGGATCAATCCAATGGGACACGGAGCGCCAATATAAATCCGGCAAGAATAGCGTCATGCTCATTTACGCCTGGGCCGAGCGATTGGAGTTCTATCAACTCATTGAGCGCATCAGCGACACGATGAACCAATACGGCGTCGACAAATTGCTGATTGAGAATAAGGCTAACGGCCCCAACATTGCGCAAGAGATGCAGCGACTATACGGACACGAAGACTTTGGCGTTCAATTAGTCGACCCAAAGGGCGTCGACAAACTGTCGCGCCTCTACGCCGTCCAACACATATTCACTGACGGCATAGTCTACGCGCCCAACACGACGTGGGCGCAAATGGTCGTCAATGAAGTCGCGGTATTCCCAAAGGGCCGCCACGACGACTTGACCGACACCGCCAGCATGGCCTTGACCTATTTACGCAGGGCTGGCTTACTCACCAGGCAAGTTGAACACGTCGCACAGATTGAGCGCGACATGGAACATGCCGGCGCACCGCCCCCGCCCCTATACCAAGTCTAATCAAGGAAAGAATAATGATTTATTGCAGCGCCACTGTTGACGTTATTGACGCCCCTCCCGCGCATGGTCAGGGCTTGGGCAAGTTCCGCGTGGAAGTGTGGGGGCGCGAGCCACATGATTATGTCCGCATATATGAAATCTCCGCAAAAGATGATAATCTCGCGGCGAGAGAGGGTCTTGACCGCTTTGTCGACGAGATCGAAAAATTGATTTCCTCTAAGGAATTACACTAATGCCAATAACTCCCGGCCTTTCACAGAACCTGCGACTTGACCAAGATCAGCCTGCGGGTCTTGGGCCGGCAGAAGATGTAATGGTTGAAATCGTCGAGGGGCCTCAAAAAGAGCAGCGAGACGAGCGCGGCAAACTCCTTCAAATTGACCACGACGACGGAAGCGTCACGGTGTCACTGGACGGCAAGGGCCTTGAGGACGATGAGACGGACGCAGACCGCGCCAGAGAGTGGTTTGCCAATCTGGTCGATGACATTGACGCCAGTGAGCTCAATCGCATATCCGGCGACTTGCTGCGCGGCGTCCAAGACGACCTCGACAGCCGACGCGACTGGATTGAGTCTAGGGCGCAGGGAATAAAACTACTCGGCCTAAGCATCGAGCTCCCAGGCCTTCAGGGCGCGACAGACGGCGCGCCGGTTGAGGGCATGAGCCGCGTCCGCCACCCGCTGTTGCTGGAGGCCGTCCTTCGCTTTCAGGCCAATGCACGCTCTGAGCTATTGCCGACGGATGGCCCAGTAAAAATCAGAGACGACTGTTTCTTCGACACGCCGCAAGAGCAGCAACTGGCCGACGCGCTTGAGGACGACCTCAATCACTATCTGACTGCGACGGCTAAAGAGTATTATCCCGACACTGACAAGATGCTTTTCATGTTGGGCTTTGGCGGCACCGCGTTTAAGAAAGTTTATTTCTGTCCGTTGCGTGGGCGCCCAGTGAGCGAGACTGTCGACGCAGACGACCTCATCGTCAATAATGCTGCGACGGCCCTCAGTGACGCAAAGCGGATAACGCACCGCGTCTTTATGCGACCATCGACAGTTCGTCGCCTGCAGATCCTTGGCGTCTATCGAGACGTTGACTTATCGACGCCGCAGCCCGTGCAATTGGACGAAGTCCAGCGCCAAAAGGCAGACCAGCAAGGCATCTCGCCAGAAGCAATTAATCCTGAAGACCGTGACCGCGAGATTTATGAAGTCTATTGCGAGTTAGATATTTTAGGATTTGAACATAAATTTAAGGGCAGAGAAACTGGATTAGAAATTCCCTATCGCGTCACAATTGATGTATCATCCCGTGAGATACTCTCGATTGTTCGTAACTATGACGAACCCACGGGGCAAGAGGGCGATGAGTTACCTGAAGCACGCGACAACTTTGTCAAATATACGTTTGTTCCTGGAATGGGCTTCTACGACATTGGCCTACTGCATATTCTCGGCAATACTACTAACGCTGTAACTGCCGCATGGCGCGAAATGCTAGACGCCGGAAT